GCATCTGAGCAGTCTCAAGGATCATTTTGACACAATGCTTGTCACAATGCATCTGCGCTGCAATACGAGGATTTTTATCTAGTACGAATATGTTCATGGCTATATACTACCACAGGAGACACCGAATGTCCAGACAAATATCTAGAAAACAAAAACTTCAAGAGGACTTACGCAAGTGGGTCAAAGAGAAGTGGGTTGACATTGGAGCCCCCAAGAAGGGTGGTGGATTTAAGCCATGTGGGAGACAAGAGGGAGAGAAGCGTAAAGGGTATCCTAAGTGTGTGCCCTCTGCTAAGGCTTCCAGTATGAACAAGAAGTCTAGGAAGTCTGCTGTAAGAAGAAAGAGGGCCGCTGGAAATACTGGGCCTAAACCTAAAAATGTAAAGACTGATATGAACGAAGGTAAATTATGTCCTAAAGGTAAGGCTGCTGCTAAGAGAAAGTTTGATGTGTATCCCTCAGCTTATGCGAATATGTACGCTAGTGCTGTGTGTAGTGGGAAGGTTAAGCCTGGAGGTAAAAAGAAGAATGAGAGTGTTTACCATACTATTGGCAAAATGATTGCAGAGAAGCGTTGCTGGAAGGGATACAAAGCAAAGAAAGGTAGCACTCCTTATGCTAAAGGCTCCTGCGTAAAAGTGAGCGAAGCCAAGTCTGCTGCTTGGCAGAGAAGTGAGGGCAAGAACCCTGAAGGTGGACTTAACAAAAAAGGTGTAGCCTCCTACCGCGCTGCAAACCCTGGATCTAAACTAAAGACTGCTGTTACCACTAAACCCTCCAAGTTAAAGAAGGGCAGTAAGTCTGCTAATAGAAGAAAGTCTTTCTGCGCTCGCATGAGTGGCATGAGAAAGAGACAGAAAGCCAGTAACAACACAGGCAAGGATCGTCTCAGTCTTTCTTTGAAGAAGTGGAACTGCTAGAGTGTCGGTTCATTCCGAGGATTGCGTACCCCACAATATCTCTATAGGGATTCTCATCAAAAGCGCAGGGATCATTCGCCAACCTAAAAAGTTTATCGAGAATCCTAGCAATAGTAAGTAGATCGTCGTACTGATGGGGCCTGATACCCTCTGGGAACATTTGTCTAAGGCACTCGCCACTCCTACCAAAAGAATCACCGTAAGCAAGTTGCTTATCGTGTACCAGTTTTCCAACATCTGCCCCTATCTCCGAAAATTTATTCTTCATGCTTCTTAATGTAGTTTAAGACCTCAAGGTATGCCATCATCTGGCCTTTGGCAAACTCGCAAACATCATGTCCACCGTCTGTCTTATACCCCTCGTTCAGTAATTGCTTCCACTTCTCAATCTTGAGTTCTAGGTGTTTTTTCAAGTTCTTCCTTATTAAAATCTAGTAACAATACGACTCTATCTTCATCACTCTTATTGTAAGCTGAATGCTCGACCGTATCATCAAAGATTAGACACTTGCCTTCTTGCCAGCGTCTCGGTTCGTCTCCCACTATTATAGCGCACCCGTGAGGAACTTTAAGACCTAAATGACATCTTAACACCTTATCGGTGAACCCTGTGTGTGGGTGTATCTCAGTAGAGCCTCTTAAAATAGAAAAAGATGCAGTTGTGAGCCCAGGAATGTCTTTAATCAACTCCCATGTTTTCGGGCATAACTTACATCTGTCCTCGTCTTTCTCTCCAAAAACTGTAAATGGAAATACATCCCACTCACCTCTGTACAGATCATGCTCAAAGTAGGGGATCGTTCCTGTTTTTAACAGGATGTATTCGGTCAGGACCGATGCCCAATTATCTTGGAGCTTTTCCACAAAGGGAAAGCGGGATGTATTATAAAACATTACTCGGCAGCGTCAGGGGTCATTTTACGACCCTTTCTTCCACCGTCTTTCTTCTCTTCGACCCAAGCTCCTTTGCCTGTGTCGCCTCTAGAACCTCTTCTCTGACCTTGCATGCGTCCACGCATACCTTTCTTAGCCATTTCCATTCTAGCTTTTACGCCTTTCTGGAAACGTGCTTCCTGATCACAGCAGCCGCTCATACCACCCACACCACATGAGGATAAAGCTAACGCTGCGAGGATTGCGATAGCAGCCCACATCAGGTTCTTTTCTGTTAAATACTTTTTCATAATTAAATCTCCTTGATTTGTGTTACATTTACCCCAGCTTTATTTAGTAGGGCTAAACCATTTTTTGCGTACTTATCTCGATAAACTACTCGTTCAATCTCAGCTTGGATAATTAATTTGGCACAGTCGAAACAAGGAGCCAAGGTAACATATAGAGTGCTACCAACAGAAGAGTTGTTCGATCTAGCGATCTTAGCGATAGCATTAGATTCTGCGTGAAGAACTTCAGGCTTGGTGTAGCATTCGTCAACATAGTCGTAGTATTCGCATTGATTTGAAAATCCTTTAGGAGTTCCGTTGATTCCCTCAGCAATAATATGCGTGTCTTTGACGATCAAACAACCTACTTTTTTTCTAGTAGCATGTGAGAGTGTGGCAAGAACGCTTGCCATGTCCATGTAAGTTTGATCTAGTTTATCTTGATTAGCCATGATGTTTTGTATTGGTACACTCGATAGGATTCGAACCTATGACCTACGGATTAGAAGTCCGTTGCTCTATCCAACTGAGCTACGAGTGCTTGGTAGGACAGGGGGGACTCGAACCCCCACTTGATAGATTTTAAGTCTATTGCCTCTGCCTATTGGGCTACTGTCCCATGGCTCCCAGACGAGGACTCGAACCTCGGACCATTCGGTTAACAGCCGAACGCTCTACCAACTGAGCTATCTGGGAACTAAACAGTAAGCCTCATAAGACTTTTTATCATCCTTGTTTCTCTTCCGTTTAACCACAAAGAACTTAGGATCGACTCCTTTCTTCATGCGGAACTTTTTGTAATGCTCGATCTGATCAAGTGCTTTCTTCTCGCTCTGGAACAGACCAAACGTGATACGTTTTGAGTTAGGACTCTTTAGTGACATTTACTTCTTCTTACTTTTAGGGGTTGACGCTTTTACCATAGCTGCTACATCATCAGGATGTGCAAAGATAGTATTCTTAACAAGTTCCCTGATGTTTTCTATCATGGGAATGTAACTAGGATCATTACTCTTCATCAGAGTCTTCCTCTACAAGAAGTTTAGGCTTCTTCGTCTCTTCGTCAAGGCCAAGAAGATCCTTAAGCTCCAAAACAGCGGTGCTCATTTCGTCACGCTGCTCTTCCATCTTACCAAGCTGCTCATTAATCTGCTGGATAGCCATTTCGACTTGATCGAGGCCCTGTTCAGCGCCTTCCAACATACGAGCAAGATATTTTTCATTCATTTCATTCATAATTTTAATTCCTTATTTAAGGTACTGGTCGGAGAGATAGGATTTGAACCTACGACCCCCTGCTCCCAAAGCAGGTGCGCTACCAAACTGCGCCACTCTCCGATGGTGAGTACAGGGTATTATAGAAAGGTGAGATCAGTTCTTAGGAAGAAGATACATTATATTTTTGAGTGTTAATGATCTTCACTTCTCCCTTGACGATCCTTGGAGTGTAGTATGCTCCATCCTTCTTGGGAACTAATTTATTCAAGATAGCATCAGCAATCTTGTCAGAAATATTATTCTTAATAAACCTTGAGATGTTCCTCGCTCCGTACTCTGCTGAGAAACCATTGTCTACAATGAAATCAATCAGAGGGTCCGTTGCTTTAATAGGTAAATCTTCCAACTGGAGTTGAGCGATCTCTCTGACCTCTGCTTTACTCAAAGAATTAAACACTACGATGTCATCAATTCGATTCAGGAACTCAGGACTAAAATGTTTTTTAACTGATTTTCTGATGATGCTGTCTGTAACATTTTGTTCGATCTCTTCTGATCTGTCGAATCCCATGGGGTTCCTGTTTATATCAGTTACTCCTTGGTTAGATGTGAAGATAAAGATCGACTGGCTGAAGTCTAAGACCTGTCCCATGTTATCTGTGCAAGTGCCGTCATCTAGAAGTGAGAGCAAGAAATCATACAACTTATGGTGAGCCTTCTCAATCTCATCAAACAAGAACACCCAACTGTTAGACTCCTCTGCTTTCTCAGCCAGCAGACTCTTCTCTGAGTGTCCCACATATCCAGGAGGAGAACCGATTAACTTAGCGTACTCATGACCACCTGCATACTCAGCGCAATTGATCTTATAGAAATTACCACTAAACTTCTCGCCAAGCAACTTACCCACTTGTGTCTTACCTACACCTGTAGGGCCGACGAACAAAAAGGAGGAATGCCCCGATAAACCAGAAGCCATCAGCTTTAGAGATTTAACGATTGCATCAAGCGCAGGTCGTTGTCCAATGATATGCTCTTTGAAGTAATCTTCTAGGTTATTGATATCCTCAATACCTGAAAGAGCTACACTTCCACCTTGATCTGCTTTAGTTTGAATCTGATCTTTAATGTGCTTGAGGAACCTACGCTCCACGCCAGACATAAAGGTATCTGTGTTCAAATCAGTACAGATAAATTCTAGGGCGAAGGGAGGGTAGAGTCCGACGATTGCATTATACGCAGCGTCAACACCCTCATTCATTTCGTCAAGATCATCTGTGTCTAGTAGGTCAAAGAATCCTTCAACATCAATCAAGAATTTTCTAACGATAAAAGTCTTGTAGTCTTCTATCTTAATAGACTTGTCTTCCTTTAGGATCTTACTTCTAAGGGACTCATAAAGTTTCTGCTCCTCATTTAAGCTATATCCCTTTACAAAAAGGACTAGATCAAGTTCGGGACATACAACACGGTAGGTTTTTTTCTTACTCATCTTTTAGTAGATTGTCTAACTCATTAAATACAGAATTCTCTGCGCCTTTGGATGCTTTCGTTTTAGTGTCTGATGTAGACTCTTCCATCTTAATAACTAGATTAAGAATCTTCACCACATTATTTTTAGAAGCCTGTGCAACTTTGAGAGCATCAACCATTAAACCCTTTGCAGCAGCGTCTTGTGGATTCTCGTCCACCATCGCTCTGAAGAATCTATGGGCATCGAGGGCTAAATTTCTATCTTCAGCAGCCTCGTCAATAAGTTTTTTGGCAATCCGTTGGACTCTAGTTGGTCCAAGAATCGAGTTTTTGGGGATATAGTTTGTTGGCATAGCCTTGTTCCTCCTTATTATCTAGTGTATCTGAAATGTTTTTTTGTATGTACCATGTAACTAACTCCGTAAACTCTTCGTATGTTAGAGTTAATCCAAATGGTTTCCACTCCATTTGCAAATCACTTAGCATCAGGATCCCCCATAATTTCCATGTGTGCGAGATGAGCGTCCTTTAACTCAATCCCCATGGGCAGGTCGAAAGAAGTCTTCGTCTCCCTAATTGCTTGAACAATGTCCATCCTCTCTGGGTATTCCATTTCCAACTCAAGATGAACCTTGATTGTTCTAGTAATTAGATCCCTACGACGATTCTTTGCTGTGAAGTCCATCTTAGTTTTCTCTTGTCCTTTCTTTTTATCTCCCCAAATCCAACTCATTTTATTGTTCCTGTGTAATGAATAACAAGGGCATATCTAGTGCCCTCTGTAACCGTAGCGATCCTGTGCTGCGTGAAGCCATCCCAGACCACCGCAGAGGCTCTTGGTTGCTCTATTATAGAGGGATTGCCCATGGAGTCGAATAAAACCATTTCCCCTCCTCTGAAGTCCTCATTCAGCAACACGGCAGCCGTAGCAACAATCGGTGGACGAATTCCATTAGGACCAGAATCCCAATCACAATGTGATTCAAACTCTCCACCCTCGTCATACTTAAGAATCCAGAACCCATGATGACCAGTAGCTATGTCACAGACATTATTTCTAAAGCTCCAATTAATATGCCTTAAAAAACTTTCACCCAAACCGAAAAGATCAGGCAAGACTTCAACTACCTGCTCGTCATTGGGAGAACGAAGTTTAGAAAAAGGGTTAGCGATCTGATACTCCATACAACCTGGATTGTATGACCATTCAGATCGCTTCCCCCGATCATCAACTAATTTAATTAGTTTTGTAGCTAGTTCTTCAGAAACAACATCCGTAGCACTAATATATGTTGGTTCTGGGTTATTTGTTTTAACGCTTTCCATTCCTAAATTTCTCAAAGCTCACATCTTCGTAATCATCCCATTCATCGGAATCACTAGAGTCTTGCTTCGATCTATCATAGGAGGCTGCCCTTGCAACTTCTTGCTTAATCTTACGATTATTATTTTTATTCTTTCGCAAGAGTTCCTTGGTGCTTTGCCCGTCTGCGTATTTATCTTTCATTTGAAAATACCGTAAACGTCTTCGTCTTCATCGCCTTCATAATCTTCACCAGAGAATAGACTTGCTACCTCCGCAAGAGCTTGAGCAACATAACCCTTTACTGGAAAGGATAATGATACTGAACCAGACTCAGTATCCCAATACATTTTTGCACATTTTGGATTGTCCTCCATCATATCGTAAACTAAATTATACAGACAACAGTTCTTATAATAACTCATAAATTCTGCGTCTGAAGCCTTAAACTTCTTCTCGCCATCTCGTCTATTCAGGAAGAATTGCATCTGTGCGACTGTAATATACAGTCCTGCATCATCCATCATAAGTGGCTCTCTAAAATCGTATTTTCCGCGCATAGTGGTAAGCGAGGGAGGAGAGGACGGGGGAGACTCCCCTCCCTCTAAGGATTAGTTGAGAGCGTAGCCCTCACTATATGTAGAGGCCAAATCCCAAAGTTGTGTGTTCAAATTCACATCTTTTTGAATGTTAGAGATCGGGCGCACCATACGATTAGTAGAACCGTTGCGGAATCCACCTCGGAGGAGGTTTTCTTGAGCCACATTAAATGTAGTCCAAAGGTCAGTTTTCTTATCCGCTTCCCTGCGAGGGGTTGCGACATCAAGAATCAGTCCATCGTCAGGACTATCCCAGCGGAGCTTTGCAGCGTCAGCAAAGAAATCCTTACGGCTGCGCTCAGACATTTCAGTCTCCTGCCAACCACCAATCTTGTCCGCAATTTGCGAAGCGTTCAGGATGAGTTCACGGGATGCTTCCGTAACCTGCTTAGGCTCAAAGCCGATGTGGCGAATTTGGATCTTGCCGAAGTCTTGGTCAGAAACAACCATTCCATTCGAGCAGACCATACGGAAGATTCCACCCTGAAGAGTGTAGCCTCCAAGACCATTGTGAGCGTTCATAAGAAGCATCTCAGGGAAGGAATCACCAACACCGAAATCACTCATGGTCATGTCCTCATGGCGAAGACGAATGATGTGCTTGGCATGTCCTTGGCTCCACTTCCTAGCACTTACCTGCTGGGCCTTCCAAGCAGTCCAGCCCTCATCTTGAAGGATCTCAAGAATGTCAGTAGTGGGGAGGAAAGAGTATCGGTCAGACACTCGACCATCTTCGGGCTCCGTAGCAAAAGCAGCGGGAGCGTAAGTGCGTAGTAGTTCTTCGTTTCTAATCATTTTAGTTATCTCCAAAGGTTTGGGTAAAGGCTTCTTCACGGGTCAGTCCAAGGTTCTTCTGCTCTTTGGTCATGCGGAATCGCTTACCAGTCTGAGCAGTATAGTCCTCGATAGACTCGTATAGAGAAGAGGTTTTGGGTTGCTCCTTCTTAGGAGCGGGTTTAGGTACTTTAGGTTGTGAAACCTTCCTGCCAAATACGCCATCGAAAGCGTCATTGATAAGGCAGGAAAGCTCCTCAAAAAATTTATCGTCTGTCATAGGTATTGCCTCCGTTTGGCTCCCCCTATTATACCCGTTC